TCACTCGGCCTCATAAGTGACATCAGACAGCAACACTTCGAGAGATAATTGAGTGGTGTAGCCGCTGTTGCTCAGGCTGTGCGCTACCTTGCTGATTACCCAGCTCTGTTGGTCTATCACTGATTTGAAGCCATTGACCGCAACAGGGGTTTCAGGAAATAAATCAGCACGCCCCATGGCTAATGTGATAGAGAACTCCGCCACACCGCGCTGTAACTTCTCCCACTTGGACTGGGCGGCGCGCATCGCGGCTTTTTGCGTGGCGTAAATGGTGGTAATGGCAAACACATTATCCTCCGCCCCCACAAGATAATCCCCTTGCTTCTCCTCCACCGGCTTGACTTCTTTAACCGCCTTGGCACGGGTCGGCGCGGCCTTGGGGTGCTCCAGTGCGCGGAGTTGCTTAAATTTCGGCTTGCGCTGCAACTTAACCTTTTTCGGCTTTACCGGTTTGGGGTCTTTGGTGTGCAACCAACTGGCACTCACGCCGGTATACGCGCCCCGGTCAGCAATACTAAAGCTGTGCTGGTCACCATCGTGCCGGGTGATCGTCATTTGTGGAATGGGTTTACCGCTGGCCGTGACAGTACTCCCCGGCTTGATAAACAACAATCGCCCGGCTTTGACGGCGGCTACCGCGCCATTAAGCGAGGCTAACCGGGTGATAAACTTGGCGTCAGTTTCTTGCGTCTGGTCGATATGAGAGATAGCGATATCCGCCAGACCATCAGCCAGCATAGCTTTCAGGTTGTTACGCTCCGCCACTTGCGCCACCACTTTACCCAGTGTTGTCTCATGATAAGAGACTTCACGCCGCGCATTAAGCGAACCCCGAAAGTCCGCACTGCGGGCACGAATGGTCAGCGTATCTGGCGCGCCGTGATGCTCGACCTCATCCACGATAAAATCACCCTTACCTATCAGCGCCGAACCTTTCCAGCCCAAGAATACTGACAGCACTGCGCCCCGTTCCGGCATGGCAAGCTGGCTGTCAGCGTCGTCCAGTTCAATATCAAGCTGGTCAGCTTCAAAGCCCCGGTTATCGGTCAGGCTCAGGGACAACAGCCGATCACGAATATTCTGGGTGATATCTTTCGCGTTAATATTCAACATAAAGTCCGGGGCCATATCCGCCCCGGCCGGGAGTGAAATGCCGGTCATCATGAGAATAACCCTCCGATTGCCGCCTGTGCTTTGCCCGTCATTGCCGTCGCTTTACCCAGTAATTCGTCTGCCTGTTGTTGTAGATCGCCAAACATGGCCGTTAACGACTCATCAACCCGCAGCAGATTGAGGGTGAACTCAATGCGCCGGGCGCTGCCATCAGCAAAAAACAGACTGCGAGTCTGGCTTAAACTCTCAACCACAAACATACCGTAAATCATGCCGCTGCCCTCAATCAACGACCATGCCTTGCCCTGGTCAGCCATCATTTCCAGCGCCAGCAATGAAAGACATCCGCCGGTGAGTTCCGGTAACAGCACCCCGGATAACGTGATTTTTTCCCCCTCAACCCCCAAAAATTGCGCGGACGGGCGCAGGCCCACCCGGCTGTTGGTCGGCCAGCGGTAATCAATATTGCGGCTCATGCTTTGGTAAGGCGTGGTTTGCAGCATAAACACAAATAAACCCAGTGATAGCATCATTAATCATTCTCCATCTGGCCGCGTTGGCGGGCGCGTTTGTCGCGTTCATTTTTGGCAAGGGCATCCGTCATCATTTTTTCAGCATCCTGTCGGCTCATGCCCGGTGGAATGTTGATGTTGATGTCATTGGTGGTCACACTGCTATCGACAATGGTGGTACCCGTATTGGCGGTGACGGGTTGGTAGCCGCCAGACCAACCACTCGTCCCATAGCCGTAACCGTAGCGCGGCTCATCTGGGATTTTGTCGGCCAGATCGTTCGACTTAGTATCGATAATGCCAAGTTTTTCCAGCACCCAGTCAATGCCAGCGCGCAAGGTATTTAGCGCATTCATCGGCAGACAGAGCGCCGCCGCCAGCCCCTCACCAAAGACTTTACCTGCGTTGGTCGCCCGGTCTAATGTTTCCTGTGTGGCTTTTACTGGCCGGATCAGGTCAGCAAACCAGTTCGCCAGTTGCTTCACCTTGTCACTAAACCACGCGAATACCGGTTTAAGCGGTTCAAAAGCAGCACTGACCGGCCCCATTGCGGCCATAAACCCCTCAGCCACACCAGCAATAAAGGCGCTGATAGGCTCCCAGTATTTACGGATAAGCAGCGCGCCAGCAACAATGGCCGCGACCACCGCCACTATCGGCCATGTTAGCGCCGTGAGCGCGGCGGCAATAGTTCCGGCCATCAGAGAAAAACCGGTACTCAACAACCCGGCCCCGGCCAGCAGCAGGTTAAACCCGGTCATGACCGGCCATGCAATCAGCCCCAACGCACCCAGCCCACCGATCAATGCCAGCGCCGCACCGGTCACTTTGGTGAGAGTCGCGACCAGCTCCGGGTTTTTCTTTGCCCAGTCAGCGGCCTTAATCAGCCAGCCGGTTGCGGTGACGGTCAGTTTACGCAGAGCGGAATCTTGCGTTTCAAAGACTTCAATACGCAAGTCTTCCCATGCCGACGTCAGGTTTTTCAAGTCACCGTCAAGGTTATCCATTTTGACAGCAGCAATCGCTTCGGCTGTCCCCTCGGCCTGTACCAGCTTGCCTTTCTTCTCGGCCAGCTTGCCATTACCGGCAGCAGCCACCAGTTTCACTGCGCCTTTCATCGCCTCCTCACCAAAAATAACTTTCAGGTATTCGGCTTGCTGCGCAGTGCCTAACTTGTTCTTTTTAAATGACTGACTGATATCTTTGAGTATTTTCTCTACCGGCAACATGTTGCCTTTGCTGTCGCGAGTGGTGATACCCAATTCACGCAGTGCTACCGGTGCCACGCCGCGCGGGGCCTGCAATCGGCTAAATACCGCACTGGTACTGGTCCCGGCCATACTGCCTTTAATGCCATTATCGGCCAGCACCCCAAGCAGCGCGGTAGTATCTTCAATACTGGCCCCGGCCGCCTCGGCAATTGGTGCCACATATTTCATGGCCTCACCCAGTTCTGACAGGTTGGTGTTCGAACTGGTAAAGCCTTTCGCCATCACGTCAGACACGCGCTGTATCTGGTCGAGAGGCAGGTTAAAGGCCGATTGCATATTGGTCACAATATCGGCCGCTTCGGCAATATCAAGACCGGAGGCCAGCGACAGATTTACTGTTGGCGCAGTGGCGGCCAGAATGGCGTCAGCGTCATAACCGGAACGGGCCAGCGTGTCTTGGGTTCGTGCCACGTCAGTTGGGGAAAACGCGGTTGACCCGCCGATATCTCGCGCTTGCTGGCGAATGGCTGCCAGTTTTGCGTCTTTTTTATCCAGACCTAAAATAGCCTGAGTACCAGACATCTGGCTGTCGAACTCAACGCCGGGCGCGATCAGTCTAGCGGCTCCGTACAACCCGGCAGTGGCAACCCCCACACTGACCGCGCTGGCATTGCGTACCGCCCCGGCAGCAGCCCGGCCGCGCTGGTAACGCGCGCTGATACGGTTAAGCCGTTCCTGTCGCTGGCTCAGACGTTGCAGCTCCTGCCGCTGACGGCTCAGGGCGGCGGTGGCTTCGGCTGCACTACTGCGTAACCGGCGCTGTTCACTGCTCAGGTTTCGGGTTGAAATACCGCTGGCATTGAGGGTGTCACGCTGGCGTTGCACCGACTGACGCAAGCCGTTGTATTTGGTTTGCAGGTCAGAGGCCGCGCGCTTGGCCCCCTCCATTAACCGTGTTTGCTGTGCGGTAGGGTTTGCGGTGTTTCTCAACTGGATCGCCAGCGCCGCCGCATTTTCTTTGGCTTTTTTCAGCGCCTGCCCGGTCACGGCCAGTTGAGCACTGGCCTTACGAAAGCCATCAATTTTAGCGGATTGAGCTTCCAGCGCTTTAATGCTGCCTTGAGTGGTACGAATATCCCCGGACAGCGCTTTGCTGGCCGCCTGTACCGCTTTAAACGGACGGGTGGCCTGATCAACCGCCCTGAGCAATACCTGTAACTGTAAGCTCCTACTCATTGTTTACGGCTCCACTGCGTAACAGGGCTTTATGACGCCAGCGCACCAGCTCGGTGAGGTACATCCCCCAACACTCCGAGGGCGGCCAGTGAAAGATGGCAGCAATATCCGCCATCAGGTCGTCAACTTCCAGTTTCGGATCGAAGGTTACTCCGCCTGTTTCGGCGACAAAAAACCGATCACCCTACCGGCCAGCGCCACTAAATCCGGCAGTTCTAAACGGCCACATTCTGCCGTGGTCAGTGAGGGGTAAGTGATGCGCGGCAAGACAACCATCAGCGCATCCACATCAGAGTTGGCCACATCAGCAAGACGCACCCCGCGCAGGGTACCGGCATTGGGGCGAATGACTTCGATTTCAGTTATCAGGGTTTCACCCCGTTTAATCGGCGTTTCCAATACCACAATGTTCTCGTTAATTTCAATGGTCTGTGCGGGGGTATCCGTGATTTTTTTCATGTTTTTTTCCAGTTCAGTCAGGGAGGACCAGCGGAGTGCTGGCCGTCGGGTTAGCGGCCAATGGCCTTGCGTTGGGCTTCGAGCAGGTCTACGCCGTTAACGATTTCGATCAGGTTAACCACGTCAATCTCCATCACGACTTTGCCATCAATGGTCAGCTTGTAATAAGTGCATTGTGTGGACACCTTGGTTTCAGTGTCTTCCCCTTGCTTGGACTCACCGCCATCAATCTCTTTATGGCGGCCACGGATCTCGACCTCTACCGCGGTGACTTCGCCAGTATCATCACGCTGGTAAGCGCCAGAAAAACGCAACGGAACCGCGTCAACTTTGGGTGCGCCCCATTGCTGCAACACGAACTCGTCAAGACCGCCCATTGCCCACTCCATCGCCAGCGCGTCATCATCCAGCCCCAAATCAATCGGCGCTGCGCCATTCATCCCGCCGCCCCGGTAGTTCTCCAGTTTGCGGGTCAGTTTCGGCAGGGTGATGGAGGAGACGATCCCCATGTAATCCCGGCCATCGTTAAACAGGTTCATCAGTTTCAGCTTACGTGGCAGTGCCATAGTTCAGGTTTCCTTAGCTGTTGACGGCAGCGGCAAAGTTCACCAGATATTTATCGGTGATACGCTGGCGAAGAGTTAAATCTTCCAGTGGTGGCACTGGGGTGTAGTCGTAATCAATAAACAGTTTGCCCGCTTTTAGCGTGTCTTTATCGTTGGCGCTGTCGTCATACCAGCAAGTACCGTCAATAATCAGCCCGGCGGATTTCATTTCGCGGAACTTGGCGTTGATGCTGCCAATCATGTCTTTAACCAGTGTCGGGTGCATCGGGCGGTCAATCGCCCACAATTGCGCCTCGGCCATGGTGTCAGCCAGAATTTGTGCGGTGCGGGTGTAGTTCTCAAAAGCGAACAGTGGATCATCGGAGCAGGTACGCGAACCCCAAAACTTGAAACCGTCTTTGCGCACAAGGGTGGTTACACAGGCTTGGTTGAGCAGGTCGGCGTCAGTGCCAACGGTCTGTAAATCCCAGTAGACGCTGGCAGAGATACCGGTCACGCCATTCACGCCGACGTTAGACAGGGTTTTATGCCATCCCGTCTCTTGGTCAATCTTGGCGCGCAGGCCAAGGGCACGGGCAGTGGCATAAGCAATGTCGGTGCTGTTGGCCGTGGTGTTCCAGCTCAGGAAGTCCGGCCAAATCAGCATCAACTCGCGTTGACTGAAATTGTCACGGTACAACATCGCTTCTGAAATGGTTTTGCAACCATAGGCGCTGATATAACCAAAGGCCCGTAATTGCTGACAGATNCCCGCCAGTGCGGTTGAGACCTCCAGATTATCCAGCCCCGGTACGCCGAGAATGCGCGGGCGGACACCAGTAACAGACTGCGCATCTAACAACGCTTTCATGCCTGTATAGCGGCCGTTCTCGTCAGCACCACCAATAATATTGGTGGTAGTTTCAGCCTCATCTTTACCTGTAGCCACGCGAACGACAATGGTGACCGGGCGGGCCTGCTCCGCAATCGCCAGCAATGACGCGGTCAGGGTACCTTTTTTACCGGCTTTACCGGCGGCGGCCAGTACGTTGGTAATCAGTACCGGGGTGTTAAGGGGAAATGTTGCCGCGTCGGCATCATCGCTGGTACAGACCATGCCGATAATGGC